CGTTGATTATGTGGTATCTTAGGTTAGACCTGCGTAGATTTTAAAAGGTGGGACAGTCCGAAACTGGACCATACTTGACTATTTAAGTAGCCTAATAGGGCAGCTTATCGGTTTATAGGGGAACTATAGATTATAATTACTTCAATTGAGAAGGAAAGGATCTATAGGGAGGCGACAATTGAGTCAAATCCATAGTAGAGATGATGATGAATCTATCTATTACTATAAATAAGATAAGCCAACCCAAAGCACTTATCATGCAACCTTCCAAAGGTCGCTGCGGCCCTGGGTAAAACTGGGAAACCGAACGAAACTGATACGTATTAGGAGTTAAACTCCGAGCACGTGACGCTGAATAATTTAATGAAGTAAATGAAAAGTATATTACAATTCTTTACGCCATTACGTTTTAAGCATCAATCTGTTTCTGCGATGATCAGATTAAAGTCTGGTCGACCACTTATCCGGATATTGGTTATCCTAATCCGGGCATTTGGTTCCTCTGTGAGATCTCCATCTATGGTGCGAGTGGTATGCTCAATAATCTTCCGTCTTTCCAAGGTGTATAAACACCAAGGATTGCGGGGATTGGTAATTTACTGCAAAGTAAATTATGTATTGACCCAACAAGCGATATCTGGTTACTCCCTCGAAGACCTAACACCATTAGGATGTAGAGTGTCGAGAACTGGAACTGGATTACCTACTATTATTCCGGCTCACTTCCGTGATCGGTTAATGCGTGGGGAAACTGCTCCTATTCGAGTAGTATTGACCATCTTCTCAATATACAGGGTTATTGAAATCCCTGGGAAAGTTAAGATTCAGTCAATTACGGCTCCATATAGCGGAAACCTAGATTTAGAAGATATTTATTCTTTTATCCCTAGGTTCATAAGTCTCTTTGTACCATACAAATTTTCTTATGATCCGATTGCAGAGCTTAGAAAGTGTGGGAAAACTCAGGCGTCATGGTCACCTTTAGATCGGGAAAATTACCCGTTATCGAAAAGTTCACCCATGTCCTCGGTGGTGTCTAGAAATCTTGGTTTAGATTATCAAGTTTCTAGTTGGCACCCATTTTCAGCTATTCTTTCAGCGATAGCTATCGTACAGGTTAAACGTCTGTTTGATTCACTTATTTATATTTGTGATCAAACATGCGGGATCATGTCACATAGTTCTTATTTCTTATTTAAGACTTTGTCTTATTTAACTGATAAGAATATCTGTAACACTTCCCTTCCTCTAGGAAAGTTAGGACTGAAATTAGAAGCAGCCGGTAAAATGCGAGTCTTTGCTATGGTAGATCCTTGGACTAACTGGATTTTATATCCGTTACACAAGTTTCTTTTCAAAATACTTGAATACAATAACGATGTAGATGGTACTTTTAACCAACTTTCTCCGTTATATAAATGTATGGGTGCTCCTTATTTGGCTTCTCTGGATCTTTCTTCAGCCACAGATCGTTTACCAATATTACTTCAGATTAGATTGTTAAATGGTTTATTTCCATTAACTCCTAATTTTGGAGAACATTGGGCAAACTCTCTTGTTGGTCGGGATTACGAACTATATGATCGAAAATCTCGGAAAACTGAAAAGATTAGATACAGTGTTGGTCAACCTATGGGAGCCCTATCTTCATGGGCTATGCTAGCATTTACTCACCATTTTATTGTCCAGGTCGCCGCGTGGCAAGCTGGTTTTAGTCGTGCACATCTTTTTAAAGGATATGCAATTTTGGGAGACGATATAGTAATCTCTGATAAACGCGTTGCAACGCGTATCTACTCCTTATTAAGAAAATAGGAGTCGAATGTGGACTTGCCAAGTCAATTCTTTCATCGAAAGGGATTGGTCTTGAGTTCGCCAAAAGAACTTTTGTAGGACATACAGATGTATCTCCGATAAGCTTACTAGAATTTTCTAGTGCTTTACAATCGATCTCGGCGGCAGTTTCATTCGGGATGAAATATCAGTTATCACCTGCTGCATGGTTATCATGCTTGGGTTATGGTTACAAAGTAACTGGGGGAGCTAATAAGCCCTTTAGGAAGTTAAAGGGGACTGTCTGTTCACTTTTGGTAGCATATAGCTATCCATTTGTAGCAAACAAGGATGTATTCAATTTCCTTCATCTGAAATCAATTCAGGATAAAGCAAAAGATATTATCCCTGCATACTTAGTTAATACTTTCATCTTAACTCAAACAGCGGCATACAGTAAACGTGTTGACAAATTGATTCAACAATTACTAATGCGCTTTAAGGCATCATCCTGGTCAGGCCAGAAATGGCCGAATCCATTGTTTTGGACCCTTCCTATGTCGACTATTAGAACCTTCTTGGGTTCTGACTCTACATTGGTTAGTGTGTTCAAGGATCGATTCCCTAAAATAACCTTCCCCTTATCATCGGAAATTCCTCAATATATCTGGATAGAACTCCTTGAGAGCTATATGACAGATATTGTAAAGGTAGTGCACTTCGATAAGTTCCTATCTGGATTTGAGAGTTCTATTAAAGAGCTAATACTTCAGATCAACTCGCAGCGTTCAATGACGAGTCTAATTCCTCTTTATGATGAATTAATGACTCACTTACTGACTTTTAGGATTGATAATCCATTGTCTTTTAAGGCTCATGATATCGCAACAGTGAAACATGGAGTGTCCCCTAGTTCGGTCATTATGTACCGAGACTGGGCAACCCAAATCCGAAAAGGACTTAGATCTCAGCTTCAATATAAAGCAAATGGGATCCCTCTATTCTATTTATACAATATTATAAAGAGCGTAATTCCTGCATTTTTATCTTTCGCAAGAAAGAGACCTGTCGTAACATTACTGGGATTTGCTGTCCCAGCTCAGTATCGAGTTATGCTCCGTGTTACAGATTATATACTATCAGTGATGATAGTCCTGTTCCTAGGATTGGTCATGTTTGGAATTGAAGAAGGATTTTCATATCTCTTCTCTTTGGGAATACTTCAAGTATTCTTGAAACCTCTATTACTTACAACTAAATGGTTCTTAGGTTTGGGACACATAATATTAGCAATGAAAGTTGCTTTAGTCTCATTCCTTTCCCAATTAATGTTCGAAATATGGTGCCGATTGGAACTGATAAGGTGGTCGATATTCTTTTTCATGGAACATCTCCGTGACTTAGACATACCACTTCTTTCTGCGCAAGGATTGGCAGAAGCGTGGTCCTGGTCTTCTGGATTAATTATAGATTTACTCACTATAACGAGATTCGATATAGAGGATCAGTTGATCAACCCGATAATGGAACATGTTCCATTAGTCGAGTCAGGGCATTATAACATTCCATTAGTAGTCGTGGGGGTAACCTCAGTTCTATGGTTGATGTTTATTGGAATAGAGATTCCTGGTCAGGCTATCCTTGCCTAACCCACTCTAGAT